CGGGTTCGATGCGCGCTGGGCCTCGGCTTCGGAGTAGCCGGTGTTGTAAGCCTCCTCCCGGATGTGGTCGATGTGCTCCACGAGCTTGTCGTCGGTCATCTTTCGCAGCTTCACGGCGCGCTCATGTACATTCTTCTCCTCGCCGGTCATCCGGCAGTTTCTTTTCTTCACTGGGTTCCCTCTCTTTCCAGCCGCTTGCAGCGGCAATTCTCATAGGCCATGCACTTCTTTTCCGAGCACCAGCCGAAACGCTCCGTTGTAATCTCGGTCCGGCTAATCCACGAGTAGCTCACTTCCCGTTTCGTGCTTTTCTTGTACGGGCAAAACATACCATCATCGCTCATTGTGCTGTCTCCTATAAAACATTCGTGTGAAGCGGCTGCCCGGTGGCAAGCTGCCGATGGATGAACTCACGCTCGAGGCAGTTACTCACCATAACGAGGGCTCGCAGCTCTCCGGGGAGAATCTTGCTGTCGAGATAGAGCCGCTCAATTTCCGGCCCCCGCGCGTGGAGCTCCCGGATGGCCGCCTCCGCGTCCTCCCACTCGGTCAGGTCGTACAGCTCGCCGAGTGCCTTGTCGAACTCACTTTTTTCCTGCATCGCTGGCCTCCTGCTTTGCCGTCTCTTTGTCCAGATTATCCTTGAGCCGGTCGAGCTTGTCCCATACGATTTTCGTGATGTTTACCAGCTCATGGGGGTTAAAAATTACAAAGAGCTGCACCAGCATGATGAAAACATCAGCCGTTTCCTCCTCGATGTTCGAGTACACTTCCTGCGTCTCCCGGTTGAATGGGGTGTCGTACTTGAGCTTGCACACTTTGAGCTTACAAAGGGCTTTAGTGAGTTCCGACATTTCCTCCACAGCTTTGGTGAGCTGGGCGTCTTTGCCGTAAGTGCCGATGGCGCGGTCGATGGTCTGCAAGCCCTCCGGCATAATCTCCGGGATGCGCGCGTCCTCGTAGTGCTTGAGCTTGTCGCGCAACGAGGCGAGAGCCCACGAGAGGGTGTAGTGCTCTGCCAGCAGGCCCTCAATGGTCTCCGGGCCGTCGAACAGGTGCTCGCACAGGGTCATGTCGAACTCCTCCGGCGTTCCCTCGGTGTCAATATCTGCGTTGTGCGCCTTGATAAGCTGCTTCATGTAGTCGTTGAGGCTGATGCTCCGGCTGGGCATCTGCACCCATCCATCCTCGCCGCGCACGAACAGGTTGAGAGCCTGCGAGTAATTCCCATCCGGGGTGTCGGTCGTCATTCTTCTCTGCGGAAACATAAATTTGTCCTCCATTTTTCAAATTTGATGGTCGAATATTGAAATGCGCTTGAATCATTTTCAAGTTTCGGGGTTAGATTTTGCTTTATCGGTTCTGCTGTTCCACCTTTGGATGTCGTCTGGCGTGTCGAAAAAAAACATCCCGAATCCCAAAATGCAATCAGGCGTTTCGGGATGTTTCCAATACGTAATGCCGATATTACTACTTATCGCTTTACCGGTTTCGGTGTTGACGACCTCCCTTTTTTCTGCGATGCGGCACGGATTTGCTCCGCAAAACGGACAGGGCAGGATTTCCACTTGTCTTGCTTTCATGTCTGTCCATCCTCTGTGTATTTATTGTCGTAGAACGTCCCGTCTTGCCCGATGGAAAACTCTTCATCTTCCCAGTATACGCCGCAACCGTTTTCACAGGCCGCTACGCTCTCGCTTAGTTCTCCGCTTCTGGATACATAGCGTTTCGGAACTTTTCCGTCTTTTCGGATTGTGTAGTCCCGTGCGTTCTGGTAAAATTCCGAATAAATAATTTTCCCGCCACACCTCGGGCATCGGCCCCGAATGACTCCATTCACGTTTCATCCTCCTTTTTTGTTTTCTTCAACTGGCGGCCGCACTCCGGGCAGAAGTTCAGCGGCCGTCTTTTGTGAGTGTAGGTTGAGGCAAGCCCGCAGCCCTTTCTGAGGGTTCTCTCATAAAGGCAGACGTAATACTTTGTGTATAACTCTCCGCCGGTCTTTGGCCTGTGCTTCTTGCTCCACTCGTAATCTTCGCAAAATTGGCAGTTCATACGCTTTCCTCGATTACTTTGAGGTCATAGGTCGCGGAGTCTCTGGATTGCGTCCTCCGCGTAGACCATACGTTTTTCGCTCACGATAATTCCTCCGTATCGTCCTCAAGTCTGTCCCCGCAATAGGGGCAATACTTGAAATACCCGATAACGTGAGCACCATACTCCCAGCCAAGACAATGATTGCAGCCATCGCAGAACACACCGTCTTTGGTTTCGGGTACATATCCACGGATGATGTGCGCCGTGGGCCGCAGCGTTTCCGGGTCAATGGTTGGAGCTGCCTGAATCAGCCCGAGCGGAACCGCGTGACACGCAGAGCCCTTCGGCCCGGTGATGTAGATAGCCTTTTCTTCTAGTTCGTTGGCGTCAATGAGCCTTTTTTCTGCCATCCGTGATAGCCTCCTTTACAAGATTTAGAGCGCGTTCTTTGAGTGGAACACGCTGGCAGAACCTCCGCTTTCCTGCCTGTCTTAGTCTTACGCTGACGACTTCGATTTCGTCACACTCGCGGTGTTTCTTCCGCCCTGCTTCGTGTCCGAGGTACTCTGCCTCTTTTTGGTCGTCTGCCATGACTGCGACGCCGAAGTAGCAGGTGGAGCTCTCTGTCCTGCCCTCAAGGAACACATCATACCTCGGCATCCGGTTCCTCCTCGTATTGGTGGACATCGACGAAGATGGCTTTCTTCCACGGGAGCGCGTTGTACGCCGCCCGCGTCTCCTCCTCCGTCATGTTGTCCACGAGCTCCGGGTCATAGTGTTCACAGAGGACGTCGTTCATCTCTGAAATATCGTCCTCCCGGTAGTAGGTTCTCTCACTGCCGATGACGAACTCCTGAACCGCGCTCTCTCCCCATGAGCCAAGCCAGCAGTAATACTCGTCGCCACCGACCACATCCCCATCTACACAGGGGATGACCGGGAGCTCCGGGTTTGCCTGCATAAGCTCGAGGAGCTGCGTGAGCTTTTCGCTCTGTTTCATGTCATTCCATCCTTTCTTTTCTGGGGCTCCGCCCGGGTTGCTTTCTGCTCGGCGGCCTTGTGCCATACATAGGCCGCAACAACTATTACTGACAAGGCGACGGCCGCAAAGGAAAGCCAGCAAGTTAAGGTTTCCAGCAGGTCGTCAAGCTCTAAAAGAACCTCGTACATAGTCACCACTCCTTTACCTGAATTTCTTCTTGAAACTGCGCACGATGGCCCGGTGCGTCCACCTACGGCAGTAGGGGTTTCGGACGCTCCCGTCGTACTCCTGTTTCATCTTCTGGTATGCCTCCTTGTTCTCCGCATACCGTTCGCAATGGTCGTGGCATCCCGGGTGTCTGTCCGGGCACTCTTTCGGGCAGATAGTCATAAGCCGAGCATAACGCTGGCCCGTTTCCGGGCGGCCGTCATGGTTTCGTCGTACTTCGCTGCGCTGTATACGGCGAGCGGAGCCACTGCCCGTCCCGCTCTGGCCCTCCTGAATATCTCCGAGTAGACAGCGGCCGTCTCGTATACGCTGGGGCCTCTGCCCGGGGTCGAAAGCATTCCCTTACGGTCGTCGGTGTCAGTGACGCGGAGGTCCTCTTTGAGGGCGTCCTGTACGCATCTGCGCAGACGGTCAAGGGCGAGGTCCTTATCCTCTTTTTCCCACTCGAGGTACTGCTTGTAGTTGTTCATGGAGTTCTGCTTGAGGCGCGCCAGCCGGTCTCTCCCGTAGCCGAACGTCTCGTGACAGGTTGCCGCCATAACAAGCCACGCGATTTCTGCGCCTTGATTGCTCGCCATGCGGAGCTGCTCCTCCCGGCGTCCTCTCGGAGCTCGGTCAACCGGCAGCCGGACCTCAAAATCGCAGATGCCTTTGAGGTTCTCCCTCATGGCGTCCGTTGCGTTCTTGCT